ACTGATCATACATCACCGCCCGCAAGAGTGTGCGCTGTAAAACCCACCCACGGAAAGGATGCCGCAATTTTTGCGTCTTTTCTGTTTTGCGCTCTCCCTCTACCGCGAAGGGGCACAGAATGACAGAGATATAAAAATATTTTACCACTCCCATGAAGGATTATCAATAAAATTTCATAGATTGATCCATAAAAACTGTATGGGATTACAATAGATGTGTTACAAAGTGAAAAAGACGAATGAGTCGTTCTGTGGTACAGTTAAATTGCTACACCAAACATCACAGAAACACATCATTGACAAACCTGCATTGTGAACTCAAGGAGCCTGTCCAAAAGAAAGCATAAAAATGCGCATAACGCCCTATGAAATGGCGTTGCGGGGCGTTTTATTTTGCCTTGTTTTGTGGGCGATGTTGCGGTTTATGCTGCGGTTTTGCGAAAACTTGCGAGACTAAATAAAAAAATCCTACGGAATTACGATTTTAAACGTAAATTCGTAGGATTTCTGGAGCTACTGACCTGATTCGAACAGGCGACCTGCTCATTACGAGCGAGCATGGAAATTAGAATAAAACACATAAATACGACAAAAATATAAACAACGTGCGCCACTTTTGCGCCACTAAAAATTAGCCGGTCTGTTTTTTGAGATAAGAGTCCAGACGATTGATCTTCTTTTTCTTGAATTTTTTGTCAAGAGAAGTGTAGATGCCGAGGGTGACGCTGATATCCTTATGACCCATTTGATCGCGGGCGGTGAGGACATCGACTCCGGCAAAGTACATCAGGGTACAAAAGGTGTGCCGCAGCTGGTGAGGTGTAAAGGGTTCAATGCGCATGGGCAGGCCGCCTGGGCGCTTTTTGCTTTCTTCGCCGTGATAGCCGTACTTTGCATTCAGATCGGCCATGTAGCTGCTCCACAGAGTTTTCCATGCCTGCTCTGTCATGCGGTGGCCCTTTACAGTATGCAGTACATACAAGCAATCGTCCTGCTGAGTTTTGAGATAGTCCACAAGGATCTTTGGAATATTAACGACCCGGACACCGGCTTCTGTTTTGGGATCCTTGATTTTTTTATCCTTGAAATTATAACCGCTGTGAACGGTGATCGTGGCTTCTTTCAAATCGACATCGGCCCAGGTGAGGGCGGTAGCTTCGCCGCGGCGGAGGCCTGAGTAAAGCAGCAGCATGGCAGCACGCTGGGCGCGGTGAGGTGTTTCACGGATCCACTGCTGCTGTTCCTCTGTGATAGGCTCACGGTGCTCAGGATCAGCACCGGCAGGGCAGGTGGTTTTAACAATGGGATTGTATTGTACCACTTCTGGGATAGCGAGTTCATAGGCAGCCTTGGCGCTGCTGCGCAGATTGGACAACGTGAAGTGGGACAGTGGTGGTTTGCCATTGTGCCACTGGGCCAGAGAGTTAAGGACCCGCTGAAAGTCGGCCGTGCGAAGGTCTGCTGCAGGCTGATCCAGAAGCGGACCCCAATGGTTTTTATTGTCTTCATAGCGGTCGAGACTCTTTTGCCCGATGCCTTTGGCTGTTTTGGCAGCAATCAGGTTATCGTACAGAGTGGCAAGGGTGGCTTTGGATTGGGCGGGATCCATTCCCTTGCCCAGTGCTGTGCGGTAAGCTTCGGCAGCAGCACGCGCTGCCTTTGCGGTGGAACCATAAAAGCTTTTGTATTTGGGCTTACCGGTTTCATCTTTGCCGATGCAGACACGGTAGCGGTAACGGCCATCGGAACCTTTTTTATTTGCCATGTGTACACACCTCCTCTGAAAAAATTCTGGGTTGCAGAAGGATCATATTGGATTTACAATAGAAAAGCGGAGACGCGACGGGATTTGCAAGGCATTCCATGATAGAAACTCCTACTTTTATTTTGGACAGACAGCAGAGCAGAGAACCCCTTGGCTGGAAACAGCTGAGGGGTTCTTTGCGTTTGTAAAAAAAGAGCGCCGGGGTGGGCGCTCTGTAAAGTCAGAAATTAGCAGGTATATGCCCAGTTGCAAGGTCAAGAACAGTTGTAACGACATTGCCAATGACACGTTTTCCGTTCTTTTCAACGTATACTTGATCGAACTCGGAGATCTGATACATGTTGCCGCTACGCATCCCACCACCAGCAACATACAAATCATACATATCAAGTAAAGTGTTTTTGACAGTATCCGTGAGAACAAAGTCTATGGATTTAGCAGAGCCGACAAGCCTTACATTGATTTCTTCATCACGATGGTCAGCGAAATCCTTCATCATATCAGTGGTTTGGTCTTTCATGCAGAAAGCAACGTACTCAGAAGCATAGCCATCGTCTATAGAATGAGAAGAATAGCAGTTTGAAAAGGAATAGCGATTATCACCGATTTTGATGATAATGCCGTTTAGTTTAGCCCAATCAACGCCTAGATATTTGAACATCAGAATGAAAGTATCTTTGCTATCATCCAAGAATATACCAGGCTGAACTGTAATTACGGCACCTGCATCGAGAACGGGAATAATCATTTGGCCGTCATCTAAAGCAGTGGGCACAACTGAGGTTTCTCCGGCCATTATATCGGTGGAAATACGAAGATCATCACGATTATCGAAAACACTCTGATTAAATTTCGTTGTGGCAAACGCCGAGACTGGAGCAGTAACCAGAAGCATTGCCGCAAGCGCAAGAGAAACAATCCGCTTTTTTAACCGCATGATATTACCTCCACACTACAGCCGCCAAAAGGAGGCTTTATTTTTTATACTTTTACACTTTACCACTTGGAAGGTGGTTTAATTTGGTGAGGCTTCAGAAAAACCGTCTCGGTAGCCTTCTGAGTAACCATCGCCGAAACCGCTATCGTAACCATCATCATAGCCTTCATCATAATTGTTACGAATGGTTTTGTTTTCATTTAGACAAAACTCATAGCCTGCTGACCAGCCGCTGTTATAATCTTTTTCCTGTTTGTCTTTGCGCCCGGCATTCCAGCCCTCAGAATATCCATCGTTCTGGGCGTCACGGACTGCCTTTTGATAGTACGGTGATTCAGGCTTGTAAAAGTTATACTGGCCTTCGCCGACACGAATGCCAAAATACAAACCGGTGCCCAGTATAAAAAGAAAAAGTAAAATTCGTAAAATAATGCGCTTTTTGTCAGAATCCACAATGATATCCTCAAATACACTACAGCTGCCGAAAGGCAGCTTATTTTTTATGCTTCTTTTGTGCCCAGGCCAGACGAAGCATATTTTTTATAGCGCCCGGTGAGCACCAGATCATCTACATAATCCACGGCCTTCTGCTGGCCTTCCTCATTGAGCTGATCGAAGGACGACAGCAGCGCGGACTGCTGGGGGGTAAGAGAACGGGATTCGGAAACGTCTAACGAAAAGCTGTCCTGGTACAAGAAATTTGGCTCTACCTGAAGAATGTCAAAAATTTTTAGAAGAACGTCCCATTTTGGACTGCTGACACCGTTTTCATAGTTTCCTATAGCGCTTTTTGTAACGCCAAGCTTTTCTGCTAGGTCCTGCTGTGTAAGACCGGACTGCTCACGGGCCTGTCTGAGACGGGTTGCGAAGGACACTTGTAACACCCCCTAAAATTGTCGTTCTATGGTCAGTATAAAGGCGCTGTCTTGAAAAGTCAAGATAAAAGTACAAGAAATTTGTACAAAGCTCTTGACGAAACAAGAAACTTGTGCTACTGTAAAAATGTCCAAGAAACTTGTACATGAAAGGAGCGTATGAAATGAGTGCAACGGACATGATTTACAAAATTATTGATGAAAAATGTTTGAAACAATCTGCGGTGGCAAGGGCGGCAGGGTATGACCCGAAGAAGTTTAACGCACTGCTACGTGGCAGGAAGCGGCTGACATCAGACGATGTTGTACCGATTTGTAAGGCACTGGGAGTTACTCCGAATGAACTTTTCGGAATTGACCACCCCACCACCCCGGAGAAGAGCGCATGAAAGGAGATAACCATGGAGCGTTATGTGATCGTGATCCCGGCGGACGAGGAGCAGAAGGCACGGCTTGTGCGCTGCGATGACGGGGATACCTGCAAACTGGAGACGCTGCAGGAGCTGGTGGGCGGCTGCATTGAGACCGCCGAAAGCTGCCTTGCAGCGAACTGGGCGCGGGAGGATGTGGACAGCATCCAGCTGATCGTGAACGAAGAAGGCCTTTTGCAGGAACTGCCCTTCAACGAGCGGGCGACCGACCTGTACCAGTACCGCTACATGAGCGGCATTGTGGGCACGGCGGTGCTGATGGCAGCGCGGGAGGACGAGCTGATCGGCTTTGCAAAGCCGGTGTGCGAGACCATCTGCGGCGAGTGGGACCTTGCGCTGGAGGAAGCGGGCGAAGAATGCCGGTGCCAGACCTTCAGCCCGGACTGAAGGGAGGGATAACCATGCGGAAGGCGCGAATTTATGATGCACGGCAGCTGCCGGCATACCTGAGCACGGCACAGTACGCCGAACTGATGAGCATTGACAAAAAGACGGTGCAGAAGATGTGCCGCAGCGGGCTTTTGCCTGCCGAAAAGGTGGGACCGCGGCTGTGGCGCATTGACAAGAACCGGGCACTGGAACAGGGAGCGCTGGACCGAACAAACAAAAAGCCCGCCGGTGCGCCAACACCGACGAGCCCAAAGGGTGATGGAATTTGAAAGCCCCATCGCCCTTAATGATATCACATCAGAAAGGATTTTACAAATGAAAGGTATTTTAGCTGAACCGGGCGCAGAGCCCGTTGTCACCACCCTGCCGGACAGCCTGTGGGCCATTGAGAACCGGCTGGGCACCCGCAGTGAGATGATCGTACTGCCCCGCACCCCGGCGGTGCTGTTCGTGGGCCGGTACGATGGCCCCATCCAGCCCGCCAGCCTGCTGAATCGGACGTACCGAGGCCGCCAGCTTTACGGCCCTATCCTCTGCTATGGCTGGAAGGGCAACAACATCCAGCCCATGAGCAAGGATGTGCAGGCCGAGATGCTGGACCGCCTCAAGGACACGGAGGTGCGGGTATGACGGACTACATCATCAGTTCCAAACTTTCCAACGAGACGGCTTATGCCTATTACCGTGGACGGCTCTGGCACTGGAACGGCAGCATTTGGAAAGAAAGCCGCATCATGACGCATAGATTTGAGCTGGCCAGAGCGGCAGACAAGAATCTGACTCCGCAAGCATTCCTGACCAACGGCGCGGAGTTCGCCCCGTTGGATGAGTACGAAATCGACTGCGCAATGCTGGACGCGTTGAAAAATGCCAAGCCCTGCAGGAACGCGCCCGTTGAACCGGCGGAAGAACACCCTACCCCATCCGCGCAGTGTTCGGATGCTGCCACTGCTGCGGAAAGCCAAACTGCGGCATCCCCGGCAGCGCCGGAGGGGTCAAGCCCTACGACGGAGACGGCAGATGCTGCCAGCGGCTCCGATGCTCCGGGCAATGCAACCGGAAAGAACACTGCACCATACGCTGGCTCCGGCAGCTCTTCTGACAAGTACCTGACCTTCATCCCAGAGAGCATGGCACCGAAGTTTGATTACTCCGGTTTGTCCGACCAGACGGTGGCTGACCTGCATGCAGGTAGGCGCGGATCTATGATGCGCGGCAGCTGCCGGCATATCTGAGTCCGGCGCAGTATGCTGCGCTGATGGGTGTGAACCTGAAGACCGTACAGAAAATGTGCCGTACCGGGCGACTGCCTGCCGAAAAGGTGGGGCCGCGGCTGTGGCGCATTGACAAGAATGCGGCGCTGGAGCAGGGGGCGCTGGACCGAATAAACAAAAAGCCCGCCGGTGCAGCGAACACCGACGAGCTTACAGGGTGATAGTTTTGAGCCACTATCACCAGAAGTTTAACACGAAACAGGAGGAAACACAAGTGAAACTGAAAGCAACCATCCGGGCAAGCCTGTGGTACATGGCAGCTATGGTGACGGCCATTGGCGCGCTGCTGGTATCCAGCGGCATTGAGCACAGCGCGAACGGCTGGGAAATGCTGGGCTGGGCCGCTGCGGCGCTGATGCTGCTGGCGGCAGCGCTGGCCATGCTGGGCCTTGGCTGCTGTGCGGACAAGGAAAGCCGGAAAGGCAACAAGGCACACAAAGCCCCGGCGGACACGGTGAAGCCGAAAAGCCGGAGAAAGGCGGGCTGAGATGCGGCCACCGATGAACATGACACCGGATGAAACGGAGATCTGGCAGCGGATGGAGCAGCACGGCGAAGAGCTTGTGCGGGATATGGGTACGGCCCTGCTGCAGGCCGACCGGCTGCCGGAGTGGATGAAGGAATCCGCTGTGAACATGCTGTGCGACAAGCTGGCGGATGCCAGAGCGCTGGCTGCCAGCTGGATGAACGACCGCGGGGAGCCGTGAAAGGGAAACGAAGATGATCTTGGAAGAATACCGTGCCCGGATGGCCGAAGAGCTGAAAAAGCTGGACTGGCAACACCCGGCCGACAAGGAAAGCAGTGCATACCGGCTTTTGAGCGAAGCAAGCCGGGACAAACGGCTGAGCACACAGGACTGGATTGCACTGTTTGAGCAATACCGGGAAGGAGTGAAACAGCAGTGAAGCAGAAAATGAACCTGCGGCAGGAGCTGGATCTGACGCGGGACGGAACTGCGGAAATGACACGCTGGTGCATCATCATTGCGCTGCACCAGTGCTTTGGTGTAGGCAAGGACCGAATGAACCGGATCGAGCTGCGTGCCGAAGAGCTGGGCTTGGAAAGCCTGAACATTGCCATGCAGGCGAACGGCAAAGGAATGCCCAGCACCGACCAGAGCAGGGCGATGCGGGACAACTGGATGCCGGAGGGCGTGGAGCCGGAGTTCCGGGTGCCGGTGCTGCGTGCACCGCGTACCCGGCGGGAGCAGCAGCTGCGCATGGCGGGCGATGTGGCCGCCAGTATGGTATGGAACTTATACGCAAAGACGTGCATGGAGCTGTTGGGATATGGTGCCGGGCGGCTGAACCGATTGAAGCAGGAGGCTCTTGCCAACTACCGGCAGGTGAATGAAGAGGGCCGTGCGGACGGGCTGGATGTTGCCATGGAACATCTGCGCAGATGTGCCTGCGACGCTTTGCAGACCGACGACATTATTGTGGAAGACATCCCGGACGAAGAGCGGGCAAAACAGGCAGACCGGGACTATGAGGAACAGAAAGATGCTTTCTTCCGGCGGAACATGGCCGGAGCCATGGGCCGCTGCGCTGCGCCTGCAGGCACGGCAGTGCTGGCACCGGGTGAGATCAAAAAGAAGATCGAGGCAGTTCTGCAGCAGGCAGCTGCGCCGGAAAGCTGGGAGAGGAGACGTTTAAGATGACGCTGAAGGAAGCCATGATCTACCGTGGCGAAAATGAAAGCACGCTGGCATTGACGCTGGCCACAAGGCCGCTTGATGTGCGGCGATGGTGCAAGCCCGGCGGGCTGGAAAAGCTGAGCGCCCAGAGGCTGCAGCAGCTGGCAAAAGCGCTGGACGGCGGGGTGCTGATCACCGAAGACGGTGCGGAGTTTGAACTGTATGGAGGAAGAGTGTGAGCAAGGACAAATACAGAATGACCCGCAAGCGGGTCGAAAAGAAGCTGGCGGCAAGGTATGGCGTGCAGGTACGCGAAGTACACGAGGTGATCATGAAAGGCGTTGCGAACCCGCTGAAGCGGAGGCGGGAAGCATGGCAGACGGCAAAGTACCGGTATGCACAGCGGGAGGTGCGCCGGTGACAAAACAATACATTTACAGTTTGTACGATGCAAAGACCGGAGCACTGCGTGCAAAAGGCACACCGCAGGAGCTGATGGAACAGGGATACTACAACCGCGCTGAAAGCGTATGCACAGGCTATGCCCACCAGAAGAAGAAAAAGGCAAAGCCGAAAAAGTGGCGGCTGGAACGGGAAGAAAAGCAGCCAAAGCCGAAAGCAGAACCGGACCACAGGACCGGCACCCAGATGCGGGAGGTATGGTTTTACAGCATGTTTGACGCGGACGGAAACCTGTTGCACGAAGGCACGGCCGCAGAGATGGTAGAAAAGGGACTGTTTAAGAACACACAGACCGTGACGAATGTTTTTTATGCCGGGCACTGTAGGCCGCAGGGCATTTACAGCCTGACACGGAAGAGGATACGGCGGGGTGTGCTGTGCAATGCGCCGGGAGCCAGAATTGGTATGCCGAAAAAGAGCAGGCCGCCGATCACGGGAATTGAGAAGCCGGACGAGCTGCAGCGTGCTGTGCATGAGCTGTGCCTTTACAACGCTGCGGCCCGGAAAGCAGGCAAAAAAGAGCTAAGCTACGGCTACTGGGCTGCAGAAGGAAAACCGGAGGCACCGGCATGATCACATGGTGCTGCAAACCAGACTGTCCGGGAAGGAACCCGGCGTGCCATGGGACGTGCAAAAAGTACAAGGCATGGGCGGCTGCGGTGAAAGCAGAAAAAGCCTACACAAAGGACATGGTATCCCGGGACAGAGTGAACCGGAGCGACTACGTAAAGGAAGGCTGGATGGCGCACAAAGGACAGCGCAGACGAAAAAGATAACAGAGGAAGCCCCTGGCAAAAGGATGCCGGGGGCTTTGGCGACAGCGCAGCAGGATAAAGTCTGCCGGGTGCTGCCGGAGCGTACCGGCGGCAGGCGGGAGCCTTTATACCATTTATTTTATAGCAGGATGAACCGTTTTTTACAGCGTCCGGGGTGGGCGCTTTGGGGAGCTAGTATACCCGTTATTTCTGTGACGGTGATGGGCACAGAAGAGAAAACAAATACCGGCAGCATACCGATGCAGGAGGACGGCCAGATGAAGAAGAGCTACATTCGGGAAAAGAAATACCGGTGCGGCAGCGAGTACATGGCCGTTGGCATTTATGCAGTGACAGATCAGGAGCATCGCAGGCGCGGCAAGAAGCACAAGGAGAGCGACCGGGGCCAGAAAGAGCGGAACAAGCACGCCAGCTTACGCCGCAAGCAGCGCAAGGCCATTGCAAACTTTGGCCGGGACGGCTTTTTCCTGACAGGAACATACGAAGAGTTCTATCTGCCGGAGGATTTTGCAGCCTGCAGGCGGGATGTGGAGAACTACAAGCGGCGGGTGATCGGTGCCACGGTAAAGCGTTTTGGTGTGAGCCGGGACAAAGTGCGGCTGATGCTATGGGCGGTGCGCAAAGGCGAAGCTGGACGGCTGCACATGCACGGCTTTGCCGAATGTGTGGGGATGGGAGCTGCTGACCGGCGGGAATGGCGCGAAATGCTGGAAGATCTGTGGCGGCGGCGCGTGCCGGGAACAGGCGAGTACGAGCCTTTGGGCACCATGAACGCCGACCGCATGGACATGAAGAAGCTGCTGGGCGTGGACGGGCAGGGCAAGAACGGGACCATAGGCTACATATACGGCCACAAAGAGCGGGCCTGCATTGAAACACGCAATCTGAGCCAGCCGGAAGAACTGGCACCCAGCGACACGAAGTGGAGCCGCCGCCAGCTGCGCAAGGGCTGCACCGAATGCGCAGAGAATGCCTACTGGTGGGAGCAGCACTATCCGGGTTTTGAGGTGGTACAGGTGATGATCTATGACCCCGGACAGCTGTACGAAGCGGACAGGCCACGGCCAGACGGATGGGAGGCCACCGAAGCGCAGGCGTATCTGATCCTGCGGCGGAGAGGGTTTGCGAAAGTTCGCACCTGACAGATAAAATTATTTTATTTTGCGTGTAATAATTGCGCGAAACGCGGAGAAATACACAAAATCAGCGTAAAAATGCGCGGACAGTGACGGAAACGGGCCGAAACTGCGAATGAAGGGAAATTTTGGAAAGCAGATAGAGCCGTGAAAGGCGGTGGACGAGTGACCAGACAGCAGAAGAAGGCTGTGAGAAAGGCGCTGCGGCAGTACGGGCGCAAGCAGAAAGCAGCGGACGCGGCAGGCTGTGCGGCCGCAGGGCCGGACCCATGGGGACGGGTGATCCGGCAGGTGCTGGACTACTATGCCGAGGTGGACGAGACCTGTGCGGATCTGCTCAGGCTGCGGTATCTGGAAGAGCGGCCGGAGGCGGAAACAATCGAAAGGCTGCACATTGGGCGGACGACCTACTACCACAAGGAGCTGGAAACGCTGAGCACGGCAGCGGTGTTTGCTGCAAAAGCAGGGCTGATCTGAAACACTGGGTGCGGATGCATCCGGTGGTTTTGTGATGCAACAACGACGACCGCCGCCAGTGGCGGAAACAGGGAGGAGTTGTTGGGGCCGTGGCCAGCAGGATGCAAGGCCCGCCCCAAGGGCCGAAGCAGACGCTGGGAGCCACAACCCGTACTCGCTGCGACGACCGCAAAATGTCCGCAGTGTTTTTGCAGGCTGTTTGGTGGTAGGCTGAAAGCAACAGCACAGGAAGGAGGGCCGGGCATGGCTGAGCGCAGATACTGCAAAAACACCGTGCCGGGCAGGCAGGGCCGGGGCAAAAAGTACCCGGCAAAGGTGCGGGCCGAGGTGGTGATGGCCATGATCGGCACAAACTCCATCTGTGCGGTGGCGAGAAAATACGGTGTGCCGGAGAGCACCATCCGCAGCTGGGTGGCAGAGGAAGCAAAGAAGCCGGACGGAGAATTTGCAAAAGCACGGGCCGAAGCGGCGCGGGAAATCGCAGCCAGAGCGGCGCTGGGCGCAAAGGCACAGGTGAGCTACCTGCAGCAGCGCGCAGCAGAGAACCAGCGCGCCGCCGAGATACGGACGAAGCTGCAGCAGCGTCTGGATGAGGATGCACGGGCCAAAAACTATGAGCTGGGCGTGCTGCTGAAGAGCGAGGAAGAAAACCTGCAGGACGCTGCCGAGACAGGCCTTGTGATACGCAGCGCACCGGGGACCTACGACCGGCAGCTGACGGACGAAGAGCGCACCGAGCTGGAAAAGCAGCTGGAGCGGTACGAGAGCCTTGCCATGAGCGACAAAGACGCGGCCAATGTGACAGCGATATTGCTGACAGCAGCAGAAAAGGCTGCGGCACTGGTGCCGAGGGACGAAGGCTGCAGCCAGAGTGCAGCCCCGGCGGTGCTGATGGAGCGGCAGGACGAGGGCGGGCAGCAGGAGGTGGTGCTGGATGGCAGCGGAACTGTATAAAAACCGGCTGGTCATCTGGCGGCCGCAGCCCAAGCAGGCAGCCTTTATGCGCCGCAGCGAGGACGAAGCGCTGTACGGCGGGGCAGCAGGCGGAGGAAAGAGCGATGCACTGGTGATCGAAGCGCTGCGGCAGGTGGACATTCCACACTACCGCGGGCTGATCGTGCGGAAGACTTACCCGCAGCTTTCGGAGCTGATCGACAAGACGATGCAGTACTACAAGCCGGTATTCCCGAAAGCGCGGTACAACGCTTCCAGCCACGTATGGACCTTTCCGAGCGGGGCGAAGATCTACTTTGGCAGCATGTTCCGCACGCAGGACAAATACAACTATCAGGGCAAAGCCTTTGATTTTATCGGCGTGGACGAGCTGACCCACTTTACCTGGGAGGAATACAGCTACCTGATGAGCCGCAACCGACCTACCGGACCAGGCACGGCAGTGTACATGCGGGCCACGGCGAACCCCGGCGGCATTGGCCACGGATGGGTGAAGGCGCGGTTCATTACACCGGCACCACCGGGCACGAGAATGGTGCAGCTGGTGGATGTGAAAAAACCGGACGGCAGTATAGAAAAGCTGCGGCGGACAAGGGTGTTTATCCCGTCCACGGTGTTTGACAACAAAAAACTGCTGGAAAACGACCCGGGGTATCTGGGCACGCTGGCAAGCTTACCGGAAGCGGAAAAGCAGGCGCTGCTTTACGGCAACTGGGACAGTTTTAACGGGCAGGTATTTACCGAATGGCGCAACGACCCGGCCCACTACGAGGATCAGCGGTGGACGCACGTGATCAAGCCGTTCCGCATTCCGGCACACTGGCGCATCTGGCGCGGGTACGACTTTGGCTATGCAAAGCCTTTTTCCGTTGGCTGGTATGCAGCGGACGAGGAAGGGCGGCTTTACCGTATCAAGGAGCTGTACGGCTGCACCGGCGTGCCCAACGAAGGCTTGAAGATAGACCCGGTAGAGCAGGCGCGGCGCATCAAGGAAGCGGAGGAAAACGACCCAATGCTGCGCGGGCGGCACATTACCGGCGTGGCAGACCCGGCTATCTTCAACGAGAGTCAGGGCGAGAGCATTGCGGCCATGCAGGAAAAGCACCCGAATTACATCTTCTGGACACCGGGCGACCACACGCGACTTGCAGGCAAGATGCAGCTGCACTACCGGCTGGCATTTGACGGCGAGGGCAGGCCGATGTTTCAGGTATTTGATACCTGCAGGCATTTTATCCGCACCATTCCGAACCTTGTGTACGACGAGAGCCGGGTGGAAGACATTGACACCACCCAGGAAGACCACATTTACGACGAGTGCCGGTATGTGCTGATGGAAAACCCCATCAGCCCCAGAAAGACCGAACCGGTGCAGCCGATGAAAGATGACCCGCTGGACATGGACAGACGTAAGAGCCGGACGCGGGTGATGAGGGTGTGAAACGATTTGAATGCCCACCGCGTGCGCTCTGGGCATATGCAGCGGAATTTGATTTTTATTTTTCGCATTTGTCGCGGCCTGCGGGCCGCTCCGAATGCATTTTCACGAGAAGAGACCCTAGCGATAAACGGCATCAGGAAAAAGGAGCGGGAACGTGGACGGAGGAAAATTTGAACAGTTTATCAAGCACTTCGATGAAGCACCATTGGTGGGGGAAAACGGCTTGACGACAGAGCCGGAACTGCCCGCACAGCAGGTGATCGGGGAAGAGGACATCCGCAAGGCAAACGACATTTTGCAGAAATACAAGGCCGGAAAAGCAGCCCTTGACAAGCGCATTGTGGATAACGAATTGTGGTTTCGCATGGGGCACTGGAAAAATTACGAAAACAAGGAAATGCAGGGTAAGCCCAAACCTTCCAGCGGATGGCTGTTCAACAGCATTGCCAACAAGCACGCCGATGCCATGGACAACTACCCGGAACCGAACGTGCTGCCGCGGGCAGAGGACGACGAGAAAACAGCAAAAGCGCTTTCCAAGATCCTGCCCACGGTGCTGGAGCAGTGCGACTACGAGACCGTGTACAGCGACACATGGTGGCGCAAGCTGAAGACCGGCACCGGCGTGAAGGGCGTGTTCTGGGACCCGGCGGCGCGCGGCGGGCTTGGCGAGATCTGCATCCGGAGCGTGAACCTGCTGATGCTGTACTGGGAGCCGGGCGTGGAAGATATTCAGGACACGCCGCACCTGTTCAGCCTGAGCCTTATGGACAATGACCAGCTGGAAGGGCGATACCCGCAGATGGCCGGGCACACGGGCAGCAGCATGGATGTGGCAAAGTACATCCACGACGACAGCATTGACACCAGTGACAAAAGCGTTGTGGTGGACTGGTATTACAAAAAGGCCCTTGAGAGCGGGCAGACGGTGCTGCATTACTGCAAATACTGCAACGGCGTGGTGCTGTATGCCAGCGAGAACGACCCGCAGTATGCCCAGCGTGGCTTTTACGACCACGGAAAATACCCCTTTGTGTTTGACCCGCTGTTCCGGGAAGAGGACAGCCCGGCGGGCTTTGGATACATTGATGTGATGAAGGACACCCAGACCGCCATTGACGAGATGAACCACGCCATGGACGAAAACGTGAAACTGGCTGCAAAGGCCCGTTATGTGTTGAGCGACACAGCGGGTGTGAACGAAGAAGAACTGGCCGACTTTGGCAAGGACATCGTGCACGTGGTGGGCAGGCTGACGGACGACAGTTTCCGGCCTTTGCAGACCAATGTACTGAGCGGCAACTGCATCAGCTACCGGGATGCACGGGTGAGCGAGCTGAAGGAAATCAGCGGCAACCGGGATGTGAGCCAGGGCGGAACCACCAGCGGCCTGACAGCGGCAAGCGCCATTGCGGCTTTGCAGGAGGCGGGCAGCAAACTTAGCCGCGATATGCTGAAAAGCGCGTACCGGACGTTTGCAAAAGAATGCTACCTTGTGATCGAGCTGATGCGGCAGTTCTACGACGAAGAACGGGTATACCGCATTACCGGCGAGAGCGGCGGCGTGGAGTATGTGCCGTTCAGCAATGCGATGCTGCAGGCCGTGCCCGGCGGCAATGTAGGCGGTGTGCAGCTGGGCGACCATGAGCCGGTGTTCGACATTACGGTAAGCGCGGCAAAGAAAAGCACTTTCAGCCGCCTTTCTCAGAACGAGACGGCAAAGGAGTGCTACCAGCTGGGATTCTTTGCACCGGCCAACGCCGATGCTGCCCTTGCTGCGCTGGAAATGATGGACTTTGAAGGCATTGAGAAGGTGCGGGAGAAGGTGAGCCAGAACGGCACGCTGTACCAGCAGCTGCAGCAGATGGCACAGCAGATACAGAAGATGGCCGCCATCATTGACCAGCAGAACGGCACCAACGTGAGCGCAGCAGCCAGCGCGGCCGGACAGGCTGCCGGTGCTGCCGGAACAGGGGGCGGCGGGACCGCGGACGCGAAGAGCACTACCAACAGTCTGGGAGATGTGGTGGGCGAGAGTGGAAGCAACAGCATGGCGACCCAGGCCGCAAAGCGGGCCATGGACGTGAACAACCCGAACAAGTGAAGGAGGAACGGCATGGAACTTAAAGAGACCATCGATGGCATGATCAGCACCGACTACCGGGAACGCTTTAAAGCGGAGTACCGGCAGACGAAGGAGCGGTATGAAAGGCTGAAAGCGTTTTGCAACCGGATCGAGGCGGCGGAAAGGACCGGAAGAGAAGAGCCGAGGCATGATTGCCCGCTTGAACTGCTGCGGGAACAGCAGAAACGCATGGGGATGTATCTGGAAACGCTGGAGATCCGGGCGGCGATCGAACAGATCGATCTGAACACGTGACCGGGGAAGGAGAAGAAAATGATCAACATCATTTATAACGAAGCGGGACAGGACATGGTGCTGCGGGCGGAGGGGCACGCGGAGTATGCGCCGAAGGGGCAGGACATTGTGTGCGCGGCGGTGTCGGCGCTGATGCTGAGTCTGGCGTGCAGCGTAGACGGCGAGAGCGCGGTGCAGGACGGCGAAGGCGTGCTGACCGTGAAGGCGGTGCAGAGCTGCGACAACAGCGCGAAGTTTGAGCTGGTGACAGACGGGCTGATGCTGCTGGCGCAGCAGTATCCGGCAAATGTGCGGTATGTGAACATGCACGCCACAGGCACCGACGAGCTGGATCTGCAGATGTTTGCGGACGGCGCAGCGGGTGGAGACGGCGATGCTGCCGGAGAAGGTGCGGCGGGAAGCGGCGCGGCGGTGCAGGAACCGGCGCTGCGTCCGGCGCAGGAGAGGATGGCGCGCAGGAGCCGACCGGGAAAGGTGGCGAAGGCGGCGGCAGTGCCGTCACCGGCTGCGGCACCGGCGGAGGAAGCGGCAGCGGA